ACTCATATTAGGATTCTGAGCGTTACGAGCTGCTGCCATATAGTAAGGCATTTGACCTGCGCCTTGCTGAGATTCAAAGATTTCTAACGCTGCCCTACGCATTTCAGGAGTTACCCGTAAAGAAGGAATCCCTGCCTCTGGTGGTGTAACAGGAGCTTCTGGTTGCATTGCGTCTTCTGCCGCTGCCGCTTCTGCCTCTCGTCTTTGCCGCTTAATTCTTCTTCCAAGGCTTTCTCTTTTATTAATTTTATCTCTAAAATCTAATGCTCCTTGAGTGGGTGGGCCAGTTAAATTTAATCTATCTGCAATAGACCTAATACCACTCCTCATTCTATCACCAAGAGACCTTTCTGGTCTTGAACGAGGTCTTGGACTTGATGTTGGTCTTGGATTTTTTGGGTTTGGATTAGTTGGATTTACACTTGCTTCAGGCATTACAAAGTACCTCCACCTGCTGATTCTGGCATTGTCACTGTAATCTTAGTGTGCCGTTTAGTTTCTCCTGTCCATGACTCTCCGCAGTCAGGGCAATTCCCATCTGGATACGAGGCAACTTCTTCTGGTGTGTCTACTAGGTTATCACAATGATGACATTGCAATGTGTCAACAGAGCTTGAAGGCTTCCACTTGCCACCATCAGGCATTGTTATAATTGTTTCGTCGCTCATATCACTATCCTTAATTCACCAGTTGAAGTTTTATATACATCATTTATCTCTAAACCACCACTAATAGCTGACGCATTATCTGCATGTGTTGGCAGATTTAACAAGTTTAAAGTGTTAAATACAGCAGTTCCTGGGTTTTGTGCTTGTTGTATATATAAAGAAAAAGAACGCATTATTTCCGCAAAGTATGTCGGATCATACCCCTGTGGGGGTGAAGGAAAGTACGGGGCGGGTACACCTCTAGTTGACATTACCTTCTTCCATCCTGTCTTACATCTATACGAGGAGAACCAAGTCTCCAACTCATACCTGTTTCAGAAGACTCTATACGCAATGCCATAGATCTCCCACGAAGCCTTACAAAATTCTGGTTAGTAAACTGTTCTACAGGAACAGAGGCTGTTTTAGTTACTGCTTCATCATCTGTTTGTAAGTAGTTACCCCCAGGAAAGTTTCTAGCTTTCATCGTAAACGTTACGCTAGGTGTAGAAGCTGATGAATTTCTAAATGTAATATCAGGTATTAACTTGCTAACAAAAGAAAAGTTGTTGCCATCTCCTATATCGAACTGACTGGACTCAATGTATGAAGATACAGCAGAAGCAGGGCTTGTACTTCCATCATCAAAGCCATTCTCGTGGTAGTATAAATACCCGTCTAATCCTGCGGCTACTGGATAATCCTGAATGCCCCTATCAACCCAAGCAGTTCTTACTAAAGTTCCATAATACCATATGTTTTGAGCGTAATTGTAAACAACATACCGATCTATAGTAGAGCTACTTGATGAGGGGTAAAACCACCAAACCTCTGAATACGCAGTATTTGAAGAAGCAAACACCTTTTCAGCTTGTTCTTCATTATAATCGCTAAATACATAATCTTTTACTGTACAAGGCAGCTTTTGAACACGGCCTGTATAAACATAAAACTCGTTCTTACCCATCCAGTAAACATTATCTTCTATAGAAATTACAGAATTTGGACTTGCTATCGTAATGTTTTCAGAAAGCATTGTTATTCCAAATGTAAACGGTGGCCCAAGGAACTGTAGCGCATGAACCGAAACATCCGTAAAAACAAGTGTCTGCTGTTTTGTTTCGGTAGCAGTGACAATCCTAGATCCAGACCCAACAAGCAAATCTCCTGCTGTATTAGTTGTAGTGGGTGTCCAATCTGCTGCATTCTCCTGATCAGAAAATCTTATTAGCAAAGGATCTTGTGTTGAACTGCCTAGAGGATTGCACCCAAAAGCAAGGACATGTCTATCTACATCAGAAACAAGAATTTTTGCGGCAACAGTAGGAGGGTTACTAGCGCCCGTCAAAGATGTCAGAGCAACTGCTCTATTTGATAAGGGTGTGGATAAGGATGCATCCCAATAAAAGATACCACCATTGTGTACATTTATAATTAAATCTTCACCAAAATTATCATGTGTCCATAAACGCAATGTATCTGATAGAAGATTTACAGTCGCTGATGATCCCCAGTTTCCTCGTGACCAAGTACCCGCACCCCATCCATTTCCAAAAACAGATGTCTCAAGTCCATTATTGATTTGATACGCACCCGTAACAAGGATTCCCCCATCCCCCGTATCGGAAGAGTTGGCTGTAACCGCCGTAGGAGTGTAGACTCCATCTACAGTAATCTCAGCAACTGAAGCTACTTGCCTTGCAATAATTTTATATGAATCGTCATTAACAATTTCGTTTATTTCATACTCTTGATTTAGTATCGCTGCTGTGATGTTGCCACCAAGAGAGGCCACCTCAGAGAAAGTTACAAAGTCTTTTGATACAGCGCCATGGCCTACATGTGAAACTGTAATCACATTTGAACCGTTGGTTGCAGAAAAAGTAATCACAGGAACAAAGGTAGTTATACCGATTACTGGATCGGAGACTGTTGCTGTTGCAGAAACACCTTCTACATTTACAGTTGTATTTAAATCCCCACCAACTGTTACTTGACCAACTTGACCTGTTGCAAAAAGAATTTCGTTTTGTTCTACAAACCCATCAGGAACTATAACCATGACATCATCGTTAGTGCGAATACCTACTCGACCAACTTGACCTGTTGCTTCCTGACCTGAAACGTCATTTAGATCTAACAATATTTCAGGAGTTCCAACTTCGCCAGTTGCAGAGAATCCGCTTACACTTACAGTAACACTCTTATTAGGTGGTTGGTTTAACCTTATGGGTGTAATATCATAGTAACCCTGACCACTCTCTATATAATATTTTTCACTTGTGCCAAGCCCTAGATAGTTATCCAGAGATATGGTTCTCCATGGATGCAAAGCACGACAAGACCCCAGAAAAGAATTGTATCCTATCTTTGTCCATCCACCAATCTTCTCAGGATAACCTGCTCGAAAACGGACCTTGTCCATATCAAACCAACCACCCTCATTACTATATGAAGTTGTTTCTTTGTTTATCCCTGGTTGGAACTGTAGTTTAGTTAATGGCATTTTAATCCTTAATTAGTTCAATTGAACTTATGGTTTAGTAGGCCAGTCGCTATCTGATAAATGAGGCCAATTAGAATGCGTGGGTAAATCTCTTAAAGCTTGCCTGTACGTTGTCATTTCAGTTGACATAGTAACGTCAGACAAAGCGTAGAAGTCTGTTTCAGTAAGCAAACTATTTCTTTTTGCTCTATTCTCTTCTGCTGCGTTAGTATCTAGCATTGTTTGATATGCTGCTTCTTGTTCAGCTTTAGTTTGTCCACCTTCAATATCAGCAAACATATTAACGATTTGCCAAGCCTCTACCCAATCACCGTCAGAGTTTTGCTCAACACCATTTTTTATAGCATTTTGATATGCTCCTACACCTTCAGTGGGCATCGCCGTCTCAAGCACAGGGTCTAAATTTAATGCTGCAAGTGTGCTTTCGTTCCATACTTTAGGCATTGAAACGTTCGGGTGTGCCGCTCTCCACTCTCCCTGACTCTTTACTTCGCCTGTTGTTTTGTCCCTATAGTTACCCATTTGATTGATCCTTTCATATGAGCTTGATTAAATTGCAACTGCATAAAACAAATAACCAGTGCCGTTGGTATTAACGTTAGAGTTCTTTACGGTGAAACCACTAGAATTTGTTCCTAGAAAATTTTGATTAGTAGTCTGAGCGTTTTGAGTGTTTATAGCGGTCATAGGATCATTTGACCCAGAAGCAATTCCTCTCACGCTATCAAAAACGTAACAACCAAAGCCAGGGAGTGGTCGAATTAGTACCATTTTGGCACCGTTGGTAAACCCACAGTCTATTACTTTAGAACCATCTGTGGTTCCATCCCCAGTATAGCTTCCCACCTTGGATATACCTGCGAGTGTTGCAAATAAATATGCAACATAGGGATTTCCACTTGACCCAGTATTAGGGCTAGCGCCAACAGTAAAAACACTGGAAGTGGGCGCAGTATCATTCCATACGTTGCTTTGCTTTGTTTCACCACCCGGGTTGCTTAATGGAATATAATACTCTTCTGGATTAGTCCCGCCATTCAAACCTTTATGATACATCCACCATTGGTATGTATACCCTTTAGACTTTACCCATATCATTTCTGGAGCAACACCTAGACTGTGGGCTAAATTTGCACCAGAAGTCGAATTAGTATAATGGACAACATCAAAAAAACCTGGCGCTCTAGACCAAAGATATCCAAAGTGGTTACTATCTAAAGAAGCAGTAGAGTTACCCACGCCATTGTTAAAATCCCATTCATTTTCACTTAAAGAATATATTGAACCAGGAGGGTTGTAAGTCCTGTTATTTGCGGTATTCATCAAGCGACTACTCATTTGCGGAAAAGAAGCTGAATTACCAGGAAGGTAAGTTCTTAACATAGCATCCGCTTTGCGGTTTGTTCTAAAGAGAGGTTTTTGATTATCAGCAGCCGCACCTCTGTATTGGCAATTAAACACAGAACTCGCTGTTTCAGGTTGTGCTAACGGGCCGCGCCGTATTGCAATGTAAGCCCATGTATCTGTCCCAAACTGATTGTAAAAACTAAAACCGTTTTGAGTTGTATAGGATTGAGCGCCTAGTAACCAATCAAGACTTTCAGTGTTATCACTTCTTGCGAATAGCCTTGCAGTTTTGTAATCTGTACGAGTTCTAGGCTGTAAGACGGGCATTCCTCTTGCTGTATCTGTCAAATACCACTCACCACCATAACCACCTAATTTTTTTATTAACATCCACTGCGGCTCAAATCCAAGGTCAACGTTTGTAACTTGTCCGTTAGTTGAGGAAAAAGAACCGCATTTAATAATATCTTGATCACTGTTTGGGCCAAACTCACCGTCATTATTGTTGTGCGCAAATATGTAGGCTACATAGGTTCCACCAGTTTCATTAGTCTTGTTATTATCTCCAACAGAGAAAACAGAAGATGTTGGCAAAGTTGTTGTAAATGCCGCAGGATTGTTATCTTGTGTATCGTATAGGTTAAGGTATAAAACGTAACCTGCGGACAGACTTCTATGGTAACATACCCAATCATATGTACCGTTTGTCCTTTTCACCATAATGAATCCTGGTGTAGTGCCTAGATTATGGGAAATTGTTCTCCCAGATGATCCGTTGCCGCTCCATGTTTGTATGTCAAAAAATTTATTAGCCTTGCGAAAATTCCACCAGACAACGTCGCTCCCCGCAGCGTTGTTATAAGCGTCAGTAAGACCTGTTGACGTAAAGGAATAGTTAGCGCCTGTATTAATTGGTGCTCCGTTATTAGGCTGATGATAAGCCCCAGTCCCTAACCCTGGATCAAATATGTTATGGTTGTAAGAATTATTTCTACTTTTGCTCCAAACCATCCCTCCTTCTGTAGCTAAATCAATACCAGGATTTATCGTAAGAGATCCGCTTCCACTACCAGTAGCTAGAAATGTGTTAAACACATCATCTACATCTAGAACTGCCCCACCTGCTGCACCTGCTGCTGCCATAAGTAATTTTTTAACGTTAGTCATTTATTTATCCCATTGCCTGACCTGCGGTAAATCCATAATATGTACTGCCGCCGTCATAAGTTGCAAATACAAACACATCCACGCCGCCTGATGTTGTCGTTAAAGTTGGCGCTGTAGCCGAAGCCCAATCTACACTAGCAGGCCAAGTGATACTTCTTGCTGTACTGTCTTGCGTAACTTTTAAACTGAATACGCTAACCTTGCCAGACGAGGCAGGGTTGCTGAAAGTATAAGTTACATTTTCAGATAAAGTGTGCGTAAAGTTATCGCCATCACGTAGATTTATTGTTGCTGCATTAGAGCTACTCGTGATCGCAGTGCTTTCTGTAATCGTACTATTGTCAAACGTGACCACGCCATTTGCATCTGCCGTAACAACCTTGCTTGCTTGAGAAGTACCAAGAGTTGTGATGTCATTGTAATTTAGTTCTGCGGCAGTAGAAGTGATAGACGCCCCTGCAATCTGTAACGTAGTTGCATTAACCTCACCAGAAGAACCATAAATTACACCCTTACTATTTACGATTGTTCCCGCAGCCGAACTATCAAGTAGGTTTAATTCCGCAGAAGTGGAGGTTATTCCAAAATCAATAAGAGAAGATGTATCAATTATTTGACTTACCGCAGCTCCAGATCCTGCACCGTTACAGTACAAGATAGCAGTTTTTCCGTTTTCTACTGTTACGTTGGCTCCTGACCCTTGTGAGAAGATACAAGATTGCCCCGAATTGTTGTCAACAAAATAAAGCTTTTGAGCATTGTTTGGCAAAACTGTAATGGTATGAGTTCCAGAAGGGCTACCCGATAGAACGAGAACCTTATACATCCCGTCAGACAAAGTACCATCAGTTGTTTGAAGGTTAGAAGAAGTACCCGAAAGAGATATAGAGCCTACACCATCAGTTAAACGATCTATGATATCAAAGTTGGTATTGGTCGTAGTACCCCATGTACCAGACTGTTCCCCTGAAGCAATCTTTTCTATACCACCATTTGTTGTATATGTGCTTGGCATTTACTTATCCTTATGCAGCTATGTCCGTCCAAGTTGTGCTTGGGTTTGGTGTTTCTTCAGACCAAGTTGTACTTGGATTTGGAACTACTCTACCCCAAATAATCGGAGATGTCACCTCACCAGTTGCCGAAACCCCCTCAAGAGTGACCCCTGCTCCCGCAGAAATTGTTAGCGAACCTACCGTACCAGTGACTGAAACTCCCGTTGGAGAAACAACAACACGGGGTGTCACAACTACTGATCCCACACCGCCAGTAGCAGCTATACCTGTCGGAGACACAACAGCCCCGCCAGTTGCGGTTACGGAGCCAACTGTACCTGTACCATCAGAACCAGTGACATCTATATTAGCATCAGCAGAAATCGCTACAGAACCTACACCACCAGTGGCAGCTATACCTGTAGGTGGAACATTAGAACTAGCGGCTACTGTTACAGAATCGACACCACCAGTTGCTGTTAAACCTGAAGAGATAGGTATTGTTGCATCGGCAGATATTGCAGCATCCCCTACTGTACCTGTACCGCTAATACCAGAGGGTAAGACTGAAACGTTTGATACATGAGAAATCGTACCAACTTGCCCAACGGCCTCTATTCCTGTTGGTACTACGAAAGCATTACCACCAGTAGACATACTGCCTGGACGACCTTGTCCTTCAACTCCTGTAACGCTAACAACAATTCTAGGGGTGGCAACAACAGTACCAACTTGTCCTGTGCCTGAGAGTCCTGTTGGAGAGACGTTAGCCTCTGCTGAAATAGTGACAGAACCTACACCACTTGCACCGACTAAACCTGTAATCGGGGGGCTTACATTTTGAGAGCCACTTCCCCCAAACGTACTATCCGCAAACGATGTAAACCCAAACGACATAAGTTACTCCTTACGCTGCTTTGTCTTTTTCTTTTAGGCTCTCTTTAAGCATTTTTATAAAGCCATCCTGACCTACTTTTAGTTGATCTAAGTTAAACTCTGCATTGCTTATTTTTTGTTGTAGTGAGTTAATATGATTAACCATCATCTTTTGTTTATCATCCAACTGATCTTCTGTGTATTCCACATCGTCAATCGCGATGACCTTTTTATCTTCAGCCATTTGATTTCCTTTCTTATGAATAGGCATCGACTGCTAGAGCGCCGATCCAAGTACTACCAGTTCGTGTATGAAAAACTAAAACATCTGTTTCGCCATTTGCAGGGGCATCTGGTGCACTACCACCTGCCCATTTTACTGAGTTAGGCCATGTGACCGTTGAGCCGTTTCCTGTAAGATATAAAACAAACCCTACGCCCCAATCATTTGAAGTGTCAGTAAAAGTAAAAGTAGTATTGCCAGATAGTGTTAGATAGAACACACCTGAGTTTGCTGCGTTTATCGTTGGGGTTGTGCCAGTTAGTTGTGAGCTTTCATCAAAGTAATTATAGTAATTGTAGTTTGGCGCTTGCATGGTTAACCATGAAGAAGATATGTTAAAAGCTAAAGTACCTGCCGTATAAAAATTAAATGTATCCGTCCCAAACGCCATATAGCAATCAGTGTCACCTTGGTGGTAGATTTTATCTGTAAGATATAAATCTTTCCATCCGTAGCTTGAATTACCAAGATCAAAATAAGTATTTACCCAAGGTGTAACATGGCCTTGATTCCAAATATAATTGGATGTAGCTGACGTTCCGTCATTTGGACGTAAATGTACATTTAAAATTGCTCGAAATTCTGCGTTGGTACTACTGTTTACAACAGTTCCAAAATGAGTTCCTGCATCTTTAAAAGTTATATAGCCCCCATCGGCATCAAGATTAATATTCCCACCGACATCTACGGTAAGATCACCAGAATTTTTTATGCCCGAACTCAAGTAGATGTCTTTAAAACGGTAAGATACATCACCAATGTCTATAGCATTGTCTCTAGTATCGTTTGTGCTAGGATTCCAAGGTAAAATATAATCTGAAGAACCCCTAAATGCTAAACCCACATCTCCTTCGCCAATGTTCAGATAACCATATCTCGTGTTAATACTCCCTACAGTAGAGCCGTCTTTGCGGAACGACACAATGGCTCCATCTGATGTTAAGCGGTTAAAGATTCCTCCTTCGTTGCCATCTCTTGTGCCAAACACCGTACCAGTTGATAGGAAACCACCGCCTTGAGTAGTTGACGAACCACCTGTGTATGCAGTAGCCCCCACAAGCAAGTTGCCTGACGAATCCAGTCTTATACGTTCTGTGCCTCCGTTACTAAACGTAAAGTTACTGGCGTTTGTAGAATAGGTGTGGTTCAAGTCCGTGCCAGTAGTGGAATGACGCACTTGAAGTCTTGGCCCATAAGTTCCATCATTACGGAAGAACTCTGATGTAACGTCCCTTGTGGAACTCAGTGATCCTGTGTTGTCTTGAACGTCTAAGATACCTGTAGGCGAAGTCGTGCCTATGCCCACCGATCCTGACGATGTGATGCGGAGTCGTTCTGTACCAGCAGTAGCAAAACGCATAGCGTCACTCTCACGATTTCTTAACAATACTGTTGAACCGTCAGTAACTATGTCAAAGCCATCTGAAATTGCAGAGCCAGTGGTTGAGTTCGTAAGGTGTAAATAGGAAACTATTGATCCATGAATATGTAATGCTGTGCCATCACCTGTAGGCGAACTGGTTCCGATTCCAACATTACCGCTACTGTCGATTCTGACGGCCTCTAAAGCATCAGCACCCTCTGATCCAGCAGCCTTTGTTTTAAAAAGAAGATTTGCAGCATTACCTATAGAACCAGCGTGTTGAGCCTCAATAATTGCTGCGTTATTTGGCCCATCTCCGCTAGGGTCTGAATTGTAAAAGTTAATCGCCCCCATTTTTTGACCCGATCCGCCACTTGTGTCTGTAGCTGTCAGGACAAGATCAGGCTGATCACCGGAAATGTCTAGCAGACCTTTAGGCGAACTGATTCCGATTCCAACTTTTCCACTATCGTCGATTCTGAATCGTTCAACACCTGTAGCATCATTAGACAATGTGCGAACAACAAAATCAGGATTACCCCCTGTTCCTGGTCTTTCTCCTCCAATAGCAATGCCATAATTGTCTGACGTTGAAGTACCAAAGAAAATGTTTGTAAAACCACCACTATTGGTAGTTGCAGAGGGCTTTAATCTAACAAACGAATTACTGTCAAAACCTGTTGTAATTTGAGATTTTTGAACAGTCATCGCATCAGCCGTAACTGTACTGTTAAACGTAGCTGCTCCTGCGTCAGACATATCAAGTCGTAGGGCAATTATACCACTGCCACCATCATTACCTACAAAAAATATATCTTTATCTTGAACTCGTGATTCAATTTTAAGGTCACTAGCAGAATTTTCTATTCGACCATAGTTTGTTCCACCGTCAGAAAAATCAACATAACTACTATCAGCATCAAGAGTAATAGCACCACCAACATCTACAGTCAGATCACCTGCATCAGAAATGGTTGAGCCATTGATTGTGATGTCATCAACAGTGAGTGTTGTAAGTGTACCTAAAGATGTGATGTTAGGTTGTGCAGCCGTTGTGACTGTACCTGCTGTAGACGCAGCTACGTTAGTTACATTTCGTCCATCTGCGGTGGCTATGTGTCCACTTCCATCCAGATACACAGCTTTTTCAGCAGGTTGCGTAATAAATACATCCGCAGCACCCGCCGTCAAGTTTACGGCATTACCTGAATTAGAACTTTCTAGAATAGTTGTTCTGGCAAGTGTTGTCCCAGATGAAGTAAACGTGCCAAGCCCAACCTCAAACTGACCTGTGCTACTTTCAAATATAGCGTAGTATGTAGTATCGCCATTAGAAAGGACAGAGGTAAAAGATTGAAACCCTGACACGGCTCCCGCCAATGTCAAGGTTCCCGTTCCAGTAGTTGATGTAGTCTCTTTTACTCGATCTTTAACAACAAGTGCCATCGCAACAATCTCCTATCTGGTAGTGTTTAGGCGATTCTTATAATTGCGTTTGAAGCATCCGCAGTTGGAAAAGCAATTTGAAAGTCGCCAGATGTAGATGTTTTATCTGAACCAAAGTCCAAGACAACAACAGTATTAGCCGTACCTGACCCACCACCTTCAGTTGTATTATAAATCAATGCACCACGCGCCGTAATAGTTGCAGAAGTAAATGTAATGTCCGCAAAGTCTGTAAGTGCAGTTGTACCTGAAGTAGTTGGGTCAACACGAGTTAAGGTGCCACCGCCCGCAGAATAAGAACCAGAGTTGCTAACTTCGTTTGAAGTTGTGTAGGCTGTGGTTGCCGCATTGAATGAAGCACTGTTCGTATACAAAGCAAGTTTAAAAGTGTCTCCACCGCTGTTTTTGAAATCGTGACCACCCTCAAGAAGCTCTTTCTTGAAAGAAGTACACATAAAGTTTCCGCTAAAGGCCATGTTAAAGTCTCCTTATAAGTTCAGCCAGTTGGGGATGACCTGCATCAACTAGCGCATTACACACAGTTGTTCGGTCACTACGAATAGCCTGTCGCATGTAATTTGCAACAAGCGTCTCAATGTGCTTTGAAAAAGCACGGGCTTGGTCTCTAACACCAGGATGGGTGCTATCGGAGACCGATATGATCTTTTGGACACACTGTTCCGCAAGTTCATCTGGGGTAAAGCCACGATTTTCTGTAGTATTAATATCTACTACACTATTATACCGTGGCACACTTACATCTATTTTAAACATCTATATTTCTATCCTTGTCTGACCATCACGATAGTCATCTCTTTTTAACCTGCCTTCTCCAAGAACTACAACACGCTTTAGTGCATCATTATATCTTTGTTGGTACATACTAAGAACATCCTGCTCACCCTTCATAAATATATACGCTTCTACTAACGCCCCATATAATAAAGCTTCTTCTGCGTTTTCTCCAAGCCATGAAGTGCTTGATGTTACTATTGAAGGGGGGTCAAAATAATAGTGCAATTGAACTTCATACGCAGAATCTGGAGTTGGTGCTAGTAAAAAATGTCCTGCTGAATTGTCTGCTTGGATATCCCCATCAAACTCTGCATAAAATTTAGGAAGTCCAGAAGTTGTTTTGTTTGGGTATGCCTCACGAATAAAGTTTACATCTTTAGGAAGCATAAAGGTATAGTCACCAGAGCCATCGATCACAGCAATAGAAAAAGGCGCTAGGAAATCTGATGGTCTCGTAAGGAATCTATTATTAGCTGTAGTATTGGCAGTAACATTTTTTCTTAACTCTGGCAAAAGAACACTTCGATGTATCTTTTCTTCTGTCTGACGAACAAACGTAGGTATCTGAGAAACAAAAGTCGTTTCTGTATTCTCTGTATAATCTTTAATCGCTTGTACTAACTCAGAATAGTTCATTTGAACTTATCCATTCCTATTAAAATTTCCACCACGGGTCGCTGCACCCATACCACGGCACTTGCCGCCCATGCCCATCTTAGTAACTTTACCGCCAGAAGCTTTAAAACCCATTTTATTCCTGACTTCTGTAGGTAA